TTTTTCAGCACCTACATTATTAATTTTCTTTTTGTAAGTAAATGTGTTTGTGGTTTTGTAATTAAAAAACAAAACAGTAGCACTATCTTTACTAAATAAACTATTATTATAAAACTGAGATGTATTATGATAATCATACCAGCTTTGACTGTACTTAGAAATTTCTTCCATATCCTCTTTAGTAAGAGTTGGATCTATTTTCTTTAATTCAATTATTGGTAATGTTTTAATTTCTCCCCAATAAAAACAATCTTTAAAATGAGGGTCTTCCGTATAACTATAAACTAAATTAGCTGGATCAACATAATCTATTTTTATTCCATCACCAGGTAAAAAAGAATGTCTAGCTACAGATATACCTAAAACTGTTTGATCGTAATCTAAACGTCTTTTAATTTCTAAATACTTATTTTCTTCAAATACAGTATTTATAGCCTCTTCTTCTGCTATCTCTATTGATGGCTTATACTTCATCTGCATATGTAAAGCTAGCTCCTCACTATCGTTAGGCAGCTCATCTACATTACTAGAAAAAGCATTAACATCAAAATCTTTATTTACTTGAGTAATTAATTCTTTAGAAGCCATATCAGCAGCTATCATACGCTGATACTCATTTCTTCTATCCATAGACATAGCATCTTGTGCATATGCTTTTACTTGAAATATCCTATCTGACATTCCATTAACAACAATATCTACAAACTTTGGTATTATAGGTACAGGAGTCCAGTCAAGGTTTAAGTAACTTAAATCACCATCTACTGCTAATTCGTTTTTATACTTAGACACAGATTGTTCGCCTCTAGCATAAAGTCTTAGTCTATGAAAGTCACCCCATTGATTGTAAAATCTATTTGTGTTTCCGTCTTTTCTAAACCACTCGTATTGTATGGCTTGCCCTATTTGTAATCCAAATTCTAAAGTTTTCTTTGTTGAATCAGAAACAAACTGACTTGGAAAACCCATAGGATTAATGTCTATTTTTACATCTTGCATTTACCTTATAATTTTGCTGTAACTTCCCTTATTGTCATATCTTGCAAAGTTAAACTTTATTTTTGACTCTTTTTTAACGGCTTGATACAAATGCTTTTGTATAGCCATTAATGCTAATCCAGAACTAATAGTTGCATCAAACTTAGTTCTGTTATTAATATCAAACCTTGCCCAATCTTCTAAGGTACGACTAAAATACATATTTCCAATTAAATCAGGGTCTCTATAATCTCCACTAAAATCAATTCCTACATATTTTTCTATGTAAGACTCTATAGACGCAGCGTGAGATTGTTTAACATCTTCGCTTGAATTTGGTATACCTCCTAGTTCTTTTTCAGTTCTAGATAATTTATTATATGCTTTATCTGGTCTATTAATACTATAACCTCTATAACCTCTGTTTTTAAAATGATATAATAATCTAGGTTTATTATTTTCAACTAAAATAGGCATACCATAAAATACACAAGCCATTAATACTTCTTCAAAAAATATTTCAGCAGTTTGAGGTCTAGCTACATATTCTAAAAAAAATTCATTACTAGGAGCATCATCCATATTAAATCTAGTTACTCCGTGAAGAGCGCCATTAGAACCTCCACCACCTACAGTTCCTGATATATCATAACTATCACAACCAAATGCGCCTATATGATCATTACCTGGGTATTTTCTGCCGTTCTTAATATAGCTATTATTTTGTAATTGTTTTTTAGGTGTCCAAGAAATTAAAAATCTACCTCTAGTATCTGGACTCCATAAAACTTCTCCATCTTTAACGCCATTTTTCCAACTAAAATTACCTCTAGTTAAAAATCTATCTTTTATTAAAGAATCATTGTAATCTATTTGTTGATATATTTTTGTTAAGTTAAATAAAGATTGCTTGCTTTCATCTCTAAATGCGTGTGACTCTGTTCTAGGAAATTGTCTATAAAATTCATTTAATGCATCTGCATCATTTTTTAAAGAGTCTACCTCATTCTGCCAATAGGTAATAGCACCTTTAGTAATCATTTCCCCATCAATACCCAGCTTGGGTAATTTTGGGTTTTCTAAAACTGGCATACCATATATATCTATAAACCCCTCCATATTATATTCCATTGGTACAAAAAGTGAATATAACCCACTTTTAGTTTGACCATTAGAGTTTCTCATTCCCACATTAGAATCGTTATATAATTTTTTAAAATTATTACCACCTTTATCTAACGCATTAGATGTAGACCCCATCATACATTTTCCTATAATTTTGCTACCTAATCGTAAACAAGTTTTTGTTACCCTCCAGTTATTTAAAATATTACTTGGCTTTTCCCACTTACCACTTTCATCGTGAACAAGTAGTTTTAGTTTTTCACCATCATAAGAGTTATCTCCAGTATTTTTCCAATCAATAGTTGTATCTAGTCCTTCTATTTGTTCCTCATCCTCTTCATACATATTTTTTTTAGTAATCTTTGAGGCTGGTACACGATAAGCTAATTCTGTTTTAGGTTTATCCATACCATCTTGCACTGGCTTAAAAAAGAAAGGATAGTTGTTAGAAATAGGGACCACTTTATCTGTAAACATTTTTTTTGCATCAGCTCCTGTTTTAGATAAAATACCTATTCTAGAATCTTTAGATATTGTAGCTATATTAGCACATTCTTCACTACCCATATATGAGAATCCAGAACGTCTAATTTTTAAATAACATATACCAAAACTTCTTTTATCCGCCTTGCAAGCTTCCCAATAAATATAAAAAATTCTATTTGCTTCTCTAAAGTCTGGTAATCCAATATCAATTTTAGTCCACTGCAAATACATATAATGAGAGCCAGTAATATAAGTAGGTTTACCATTATTCATAAACCAAAAACCTTCATCTCTTTTATCAAACTCCGACTCAATATATTCTACCCACTGATTTTTAAAATTAGGTGAGGTTTGATTCCATTGAAATATTGTTGGTATTTTTTTAAGTAAAGAAGGAACGTTAAAAGACTCCCAGTATTGTTCTGATTTAGTTTCAGACCTTTTATATATTTTCTTTGGTTTTTCAGGCAAGGCAATTGCCAGTCCGTTTATAGAAATAACATCTCCTATTTTTCCATTTTTAGATATAACAATAACATTATATTTTTCATTGTACCCATACTCCCAGTTTTTAGCTTTGTTTTTATTTGTAACAATACTTTTTGGTATGTAGTTAGGTAAATTTACATATAAGCTATTTTGATCTTCTTTCTGCAAATCCTTGAGACTTATTATTACTTGGTTTACTTATTCCTTCTATTAAGTTTTTTTCTTCTTCTATTCTAGTCAATATTTCAAAAGCATCAAATATTGCTAACTTTTTTGTGGCTGCTGCATTTTTTAATTTATCAGCTGCTAATTCATCATCTTCTCCGTATTTAATAATATGTTCTTCAGCAACTTTAATAAGTTGAATAACAGCTTTTTCACCTGCTTTTATTATTTGTAATTTTATTTCTTTAACATCCATACTATAAAACCATCACTATATTGTTGGTAAACATTCTGTATAATTTTTCTTCTTCTACAATAAAAGGATATTCGCTTTCAGGCTCAAAACATACAGTGTCACCTTCTTTTAATCCTTTTTCTAATAGTTCAGAATTTATATATTTTATAATACCAGTTAGTGGTTCTTCTGTATTAGAACCTTTAATATAAGAATCTTTTTTTAATATTGGTTTAATCATTACATATTTAGAATGACATTTCCATTTATTTTTATGTTTGAACATAAAAAATTGATCTTCTTCTATAAAAAATAAATTGTCTTTAAAAAAACTTTTACCGCTTTTTTGACGACCTTTTATATCATTATAAAATTTAAAAACATTATGATGAACCAGTAAAATATCTCCTGGAATAATTTCTCCCTTGTAGTTTATAGGGGTACTAATAACTTTTGCAAACCTATTGGAAACGGTATGATCTTCTTTGGACGAACTCATTATTAAGTTCATATCCCCTATCTTCTTTATATTATCATACCTTCTTCCATTGTAAGGCTCTACAATGAAATAAAAAGGTGACTTCATTAAAAATTTATATTATATTCAATTGAAATAGGAATATTAGAATTAAATTCTTTCCATAAAAAAATTTCATTATATTTTTCAATCCAAATTTTATATGAATTTATTTTTAAATCTTTTTGTATTAAATGAATTTTATAACTTCCCCCAAGAACTTCCTGTCCAGCTATGTAATGCATAGCACTAGACTTATAGTCTGCTCCTATAGAAATTTTTCTAATATCCATTTAATTAAAATGTAGAATCTAATTTTAATTTTCTGTAAGTAATATTTATGTAAAGAGTACCGTCTCCAGTTGTAGCATTTCCACCTGATAAGGTTATCGGTGTGTCAGCAGCTAATATACCGCTAACAGGCTGAATTTTATATACTATATCTGATGCTGAATTTAATATTGATTGAGGTATTGTACCAGCAACATAAGATCCTATTTTTAAACTAGCATCAGACGAAAAGTCAAATACTACCGAATTAAAATCCATAAAAACAGAAACATTTGTAATATCATAAGTATAACCCGCACCAGGTGAGGCTACAATAGTATATGGAGTAGATAACACTTGCAAATTAGCTGCTGAAACCGATACACTAACTTTAACTGTATCTACACCTAAATAAGATTGTAGGTTACTTATAGAACAGTTTTTTGTTGCGTTGTCATTTTCAGCATCAGTCAATATAAAATAATCAGCACCATCTGGAGCTATTATTGGATATGATGATGTGTTGCTAATTCTTGCCATAAATATTATTATTTACTCTTTATTGTTTTCTTTTTTTACTTCTTCAGCATCTTTTACTGACCCAGTTGCTAAATCAATTACCGAATTAGCTCCGTACTTATCTGCTAATTCTTTTTCTACTGAAGAAAATTTTTCTCTTATAGAGTCCAAATCTTTAGTAAACAAAACTTGTTGATATACTGAATCAGCTAATTTTAATTTTACTTGAGTAAATTCTTGATTAAGAGCTTGTAAATTTTCTAACTCTTCTTTTGTTAAGTTTTTTGACATTTTAGATTATTTTAAATTAAATTTATATACAAATATAATAAATATTATTTACTCTCCATCAACAACTTCCTCTTCTTCTTCTTCTGGTTCTGGAGCAGGTGGCACAGGTGGCGTTGGATTTGGATTCTGCCAAGTAAAATACAAATCTTCATTTACAGGTGTAATTTCAGATTGAATAGTCGCAGCTATATTAGCTTGCATCGCAGGAACATCTAAAGATCCCTCTAACCATCCAATCACTACATTTTCAAAAGCTTCAGTATCTTCATACGGAATAAAAGGTTCTCCTGCTACATACGTGTAACTTCGAGTTCCAATATTAGTTGATGAATAAGTTTTACCTCCAGACTCTTCAGAGCCTGTATACCTGTAGTGTACTGTGTAAATCACATTGTCTTGTCCGTCTGATTGAATGTGAGCATTCATTTGTGGGATGTCCCATTTGTAAATAATTGCCATAATTTTTTTTTGTAAAGTTAGTGTTTATTTTTATTTATTTATTAAGGGAAAAATAATTTTTCCATTATCTTCCAAATATTCCTTGTAAAGTTTTTTTAAACTTTTTTGAATTTTTAAAGTTACGTCTTTTTCATTCCACGATAAATCAAATATTATTAAATTATATTTTTTTGAAGGAATATAGTTATATGCATCCGCTTCTATTATATTTATAGAATTGTCTAAATAGTCTACATAATCAATAAGTTCTTTATTTTGTTCTATAACATCTACAACACTACAGTTTTTTATATGCTTTGCATAATTAGGCAATAAACCCATACCTA